GATTCGTTGGATATAGTGATGACAGTCTCCTTTTCGCAACTGATCCCAACGATCACCATCAAGAACGATAACAGATAAATCTTTTTCATAATACAATATATTGTTGTAATTATCCTATAAAATATTGCGCTTAATTACTCCCGTCACCCGCAATAACCGTCGGACATCTTCAAACGGGATTTCGAATTCAGGGTAGAAATATTCTCCCTCCATTGGGCCGTTCTCATGCTTCATGTGGTTGTCGCTCATGCAGCGGAATGCCTTTTTATCCTTGCTGTAATACAGGCGTTTGAGGAAACGGTTTTCTTCCGTCTCTATCACGTACACAGTTCCGGGTTCAATGAAGTGTTCGTTATATTGACGCAGTCCGATCACGCATCCAGCAGGATAGTTCGGAACCATGCTATTGCCGTAGACACGCATCGCAAATTCGCTGTCTTTGAGCAGGCCGCCTATTTCGATCACACCTACGGGTGCCGTCTGCATCATCTCCATACCGTACTCGGTTCCTGCTGCAACCTCGGCGTCATAATACGGGATCACTCTGCCAGAGCCGATCGTGGTCTTACTTTCATTTAATTCGGCAATATCAACCTGAATGTCTCCAAACTTATCTATAAGTTTCGCAATAGTCTCTTTGGGAGTAGCGTCTTTACCCCTCTCCATTTGAGAAACAAAAGACTGCCCAATTCCTAAAAACTCGGCAACCTGTTTTTGTGTTAGGCCTTTTTGCTTTCTAAATATACGAAGATCAAATTTCATAAATTTTTCTTATGAATATTTCTTATATATTTATTTGATATTAGAAATATATTTCTGATATTTGCGTCATCAACATAACCGAACACGACAAAGGTACGGAAGAATTGACGATTTTAGAGTGTAAATATATACAAATTCCAATCTACATAAAAAAGTAACGTAGCATCAACCCGATAACCATAAAAGCAAATGAAACATATGCAACCCACTCGCAAATCGAAAAGAACATCAATTTACCGGAGACTGAAATTGTTTTGTATTCGCCGTCGACGGAAACAACGTCGGGAGGAAGTTTCAATTCTTGACTTAAGGTATCGAATCGTTTTTCGATATTGCGCCTTACCCGATTTGTGGCGTAAATATTTCGATATAGAACGAGACCAAGAGCAAGCAAACATATTCCGTTTAGCGATACTGTCGCAATGTTTGTCCAATATAAACGACATGAATAGCAGGCGGATATGTACTCCGGATTGTCCGATTCGGGCCGAATTAATGAACACGCCAAAGTAAGGATTGTTGCCGAGGCTATGAACATCGTGGAGTGAACGCGGTATTTCCAAATAGCCAGTTCGTTCGTCAGTGAGCATAGATCTTTTGCAAGGGCATCTGCATACTTCAGAACATCTTCAAAGTTAGCGTTGTCGGGTTGCATAGGTCGGATGTATAAATACAAATCGGTGACACTCATAAAACCGAACAATACAAACGTTCGGAAATATTTACGGATTCAAAGTATAAATATCTACAAAATAAACGAAATACGCAAATTATGATTGGAATTTATTCTGACGCAGACATTCAGCATAATGCTTTTGCAAAAGGGATTAGGGAGGTCGATCAGCGAAACGATCGGACGGAATCGATCAATATACGCAGAGAGATTCGCTATCAGCTGGGAGGCCGGACGCCTTTCCGATTGCATGGGATATTTGTGCGAGGATTGAGCCGAACACAATACTGCTCACGACAGGACGGAGAGGTTGCACATACGCCTGCCGAGCGGGATGCCTTGCAACGCATCTTCCGAGAGCATGGGGTTAGATCGCCGTGGGGGTTATGAAAACGGACCGTCTGCTGACGCCCCGCGAGCGCGAGATTCTGGGACTGCTGGCGATAGAAGGGCTGACGGTAAAGCAGGTTGCCGACCGGATGTGTGTAGTCGTGCAGTGCATCTACAATCACTTGCAAGTGATGTACGACAAAGCAGGCGTGAACCGCGCCACGCATTCGCTGGTGAGTTGGTGGTATCGGCAAAATTTCGGGATCACCTTCGACATCCCTGACAAGGCGCGTAAGATTGGCGCGATGTTGCTGCTGGCGCTTTTCGCCGTCGAGGTGACGAATACGAATCTGATCTGCCGAGTTATGCGGGCGCGGCGGGGTAGAAGGAATGAAGTAGAATTTTTGATTGAAGGTTAATAGAGCGATGAACATCCGAGATATACAGAATGCGCTGATCGAATCGGCCGATCTCGTGGCTTTGGCCGTGTGCCGTCGTAATGCTCCGAAGTCGGACATGATGACACGTCGGAAATTGTACGAGAGCTATCCCAACGACTGGCTCGACTATCATATCAAGCGGAAGAATATCCAGGGAATAAAGGCCGGAGCGGCTAAAAACTCTGCGATACTGTTCAGCCGGCTCGAAGTCGAAGCGCTCCTGAAAGCCGAGAAGATCGACGGGGCAGGATTGAAATGAGAGCGCCCCGAAGCCGGAGGTGTTCATGATTGGAGTTTTTGAGAGAAGGGTGTTTTGCGGCTTCGGGGCTTAGCAAAGGTTTGCGCGCCTTTAATGTTCTGTATCTTTTCATATTTATTGTCGCTGTCCTCCGTGAGGCTCGCAGCAGGACGACGGCCGGGAAAGACCGGCAAATGGTGTAGTGGCGGAATGGTAGACGCACACAAAAAGATGGGCTGATAGTGGTCGGGCAACGCAAGTTGCGGATGACGCTCCTCGGAAAGCAGCCGTGCAGGTTCGAATCCTGCCTACACCACAACGATTTTTAAAGTATGACTGGCTATGAAAATGATCTATCGCGATGTCATACAAGGCGATGAGTATCGCGTGTATGATTTGACGCCCGAAGAGGTGCAGTGGCAGAATGACAAGGATCGCGGAATGTTCCGGCGAGCGATTCTGCGCAATACGATGAAGCGGCTCGTCCGCAAAATCCTGTTTTTCCTATGAAAACGCCAAAAGAAGAATACGCGGTTTATCCGAGTTTGAGTGTACCGGCCCGTTACGGGTATGACCTGCACACGAAGTCGAAAGCCGAGCCGATTGTGGTGGTCTGCGGTATGGAGGAACCGAAAATACATCTTGTTCCTTCCGAACTGCAAGAGTTCGCCAGACAGATCAACGAAGCGATCACCCATGATCTCGGGCTGGAATCCGGAACCTGCGAGGTTGAATATAGAGGTCTGACGACTTCGGTCGATTTCTACGCGGAATACGGATCGAGTATCGGCGGCAGCCACGACGACGGCAGCGTGGAGCGCTACGCCGAATACACGGGCGACAGGGTATACGTTCGCGTGGTATATGACCAATATGGCCGAGAATATCCGGACTATGCAATAATCCTTGAAAAGCAACTCAACTAATACATATTCAATTATGGAAGAAGCAAAAGTAACCAGCAACGCCACGGCGTTGATTCCGAATGCGGATGCGTTCGAAGGGCAGATGCCCGATCTGAGTAAAGCCCAACTGGCTCCTTTGGAGATCAGTTCGGAGTATTGGTCGCCCAAAGAGAAAGGCGAGAAACGCCGGATGTTTTTCATGGATCTCCGTTCCGAGAAATCGATCGACGAGCAGAGCGGGCAGGATATCGATCTGTTGGTTGCCTATTTCGTGGAACCGGTTGATGGCCGCAAGCGCGTCGTCCGGCAGGCGAGCCGCCGACTGACGGCCGTGTTCGAGAATTTTCAGAAAACGATCCGTCCGGGTATGGCCTTCGAAATTACCTACATGGGCAAGGAACGCAATGCGACCAATTCGTTCATGTCTGACCGGTGGGCGATCGTCCCCCTCAAAGTAGAACAGCAATGAGTGATTTCGGCTTCGATGTTTTCGATCTGACGGGTGCAGCACCGGCGGGTGAACCGCTTGCGGCGCTACACTTCGACCGTGAGGAGTACACACCGTTCGAGCAACTGCTGGAGCATATCCGGCAGTTGCCGGATCGGCCGGATCGAGTACCGGTGAAGCGGCTTAACGTGAACGGCAGGGTCGTGTCCGATAGCATGGAGCGTTACCTCTCCCATGCGGGCGAAAGCAGCAGCCTATTGAAAGAAGCCCTGAAATCGCCCCGCCATTACCTGATCGCCCGCACTTCGGAGCTGAAATCGAAGAATACGCACCATTTCGACTTCGGTACCTTCGTCCACTCGGCCATCTTGGAACCATCGAAGTTCTCGAAGGTTCGCGTCCTGCCGCAAGCCAGCAAGACCACGGCCTCCGGCTGCCGGCGGTTGATTCGTTACTACTGGGAGCTGCTGGGCATTCAGGGGAATGCCGATCTGTCCGATCAGAAGATCGGCGCATTGCGTGTGCAGATCGATACGCTCCACACCGCGGCGAAAGAGGCAGGTTATACCTTCATCAAGGAGGACGACGCGAAGATCGTCGACGTGATCCGCATCGCCTACAAAACCTACGGCGGCGGCATCCTCCCGAAACTGATGCAGTACGTGAAGGCCGAGACATCGATGTACGGGACGGATCCCGATACGGGCATGAAGGTGAAGATTCGACCGGACGGAATGCTGCTGGAGGAGAATTTCGGCATCAACGCCATTCTGTCGATCAAGACTACGAGTGCGTCCTCCGTGCAGGCTTTCTACAACGAATGCGCGAAGTACCGCTACGAGCTTTCCGAAGGAATGTATTTGAAAGTGGCCAGCGAAATCACCGGACGCCCCTTTACGGCAACGCTCATGGTGATGATCCAAAATACCGCGCCTTTCCAGATCGCCGTGATCTTCTGGGATGCGGAGGATTTGCAGATCGGCAAATACAAATATGCGCAGGCCCTCGACATCGTGAAGCGCTGCAAAGCGTCTGGCAGTTGGCCCGGGTTCGATGCACTGGCCGAGGAGGGTGCCTTCGGAATTATTCAGGGCAAACTGCCCGGCTATATCAAGTCGGAACTGCTGCCGCAATACCTGCCCGATGTCGAAGTCGATTAAGACGCTGGACGAAGTGTTCAGCCGCTACATCCGACGGCGGGATTGCCCGAATGGGATCGGCCGCTGCATCAGTTGCGGAGCATTGATAAGTTACGATACCTGCGATGCGGGTCATTACATCGTCCGAGCGCATACGGCGACACGGTGGAACGAAACAAACGTCCACGCCCAATGCAGGATATGCAATCGACATAAATACGGCAATCAGAAGGCTTACCGCCGTCGTTTGGTCGAATTGTACGGAGTGGAAGCAGTCGAGGAATTGGAACGGATGAAGCACCTGACAGTCTGCCTTCATGAGAGTGACTATCGGGAATTGATAGAATATTATAAAATCAAATTGAATAGGTTATGATCGATCTTAAAAATTACGCTCCGCAATCGCCGGAGTTCAAACTGCCGAAAAACGTATCGTTCCCGCGTGTAATCTTCGAAGGGGCGAAGGACATGGACGAAATCAGAAAACATCTGTCGGGAAAATTTATTGCCGAGAGCGTAACCAATGCCAAAGCCGTCCGGTTTCTCGACAGTTACGAGAGAACATCTATCCGAGCCAACTATTCGGAGTTGATGGAGGACGAACAGCCGAAACTCGAAACGTAACTTGCCGAGATCGAAGCGCAGTGTAAGCAACTGACGAAGGATGCCCGCGAGAAATTGCAAGCTGTCGTTACTCAGATCCGCGATCTGGTTTATCAAGTCAAGCGCGGAGAGAAGGAGGTGGATTTACCGAGCGATACGACGGTAAAGATGGCCTTGTGCGGACACTATCTCTACTACGCATGGATCGATGGGCGGTTCCAACTGTGCAAAGTCGAGAAGATTCCTTCGTGGGACGAGCAGAGCCTCTTTGCCAATCTGGAAACCAACAAGCAGGCATTCCTCGACGTGCTGGGGATCGACATGAACGAAGCGACCTATGAGCAGACTTCAACATCGTCGGGGCCGGAGGAGTAGCTATGTCCGGCAATTGCAGAGCGATTATTGGCAGGAGGTGTGCCGGATCGTGCGTCTTCGCGACGGCCACCGCTGCCAGCTTTGCGGACGGAGCTATTCACTGGAAATCCATCACAAGACCTATTACGTCGACGGCCAATCCATCGTAGGCAGAGAAAAAGAGCACTTGGATTGTCTGATTACACTCTGTGCGGAGTGTCACCAAAAGCAACATAACCATCATGGCCAGGCAAAATAAAGACACGTTTCTTCTGCGGCACGATTTCTTTCCGCAGATCAAGATGCTCGCGATGGAGCAGCGGGGCAGGCTGTTGACCGCCATTTATGCGCACGCGACGGAAGAGGAGCTGCCGGAAATGGATGAACTGACTACGCTCTGTTTCGGCTTCATCCGTGCGTCGCTGGATGCGAACGCCAAAAAGTATTACGCGGAGTGCGAGCAGAACCGCGAGAACGGCCGCAAGGGCGGTCGGCCTAAAAAAGCGGACGGTTTCGAAGAAAACCGCACGGTTTTTTCGGAAAGCGGCGGTTTTTCTTCAAAACCGGCAGGAAACCGCGAAAACCCTATTGAATCTGTATCTGATTCTGATATTGATTCTGAATCTGATTCTGTCTCTGTTTCTGAATCTGAAACGCGCGAAGAAGAGAGAGAGAAATTTTTCGAGATTTTCTTTTTCCGGAATTTTCGAAACCCTGCAAACGAAGTCGACAGGTTCGTTAATCACTACCAGGCTACCGGATGGATGCGCAAGGGAGAGAAGGTCGTAGACAAGGCGGCATTGGCCCGTGCATGGACCGAAGAAAAGACGTCGGAACCCCTGCGTTATCCGGTGAGGTTTCTGCAATGCTGGCATGAAATCTACGACAGGCTGTCGACGGTGGCTGTATGCCGCGATATGCTGACTGATCTTCAAGGCGTGGAGATAACGCGGGATCGGCTGACGCTGACGGTATCCAGCAGAAGACTGGCGGCGTTGATCGAAGGAAATATACGCCTCGCCAAACCGATTCTCGATTATCATTATCCCGGACGTACCCTTCATTATCGGGTTCCGAAAGGAGTGTAACAAAAGCTTTTACCGCAATGGAATCAACGAAACAGATTAAAATCGAAATCCGCAACCGTTGGACGGGCTCGGTCGTATTTGAATACACGAAAGAGGGAAACACAATCACCGAAACGGTTTTGGACGCTATTAGGCGCGGTGCCGACCTGTGCGGTGCCAACCTGTACGGCGCCGACCTGCGCGATGCTGACCTGCGCGATGCTGACCTGTACGGTGCCGACCTGCGCGGTGCTGACCTGCGCGATGCCGACCTGTGCGGTGCCTACCTGTGCGGTGCCTACCTGTGCGGTGCCGACCTGCGCGATGCCAACCTGCGCGATGCCAACCTGCGCGATGCCAACCTGCGCGATGCCGACCTGCGCGGTGCCAACCTGTGCGATGCCGACCTGCGCGGTGCCAACCTGCGCGATGCCGACCTGCGCGGCGCCGACCTGCGCGGTGCCAACCTGTGCGATGCCAAGGGATGTTATCTATCATGTCCGACTGAGGGTAGTTTCATCGGTTGGAAAAAAGCCTCTGGGCATATCGTAAAATTACGAATTCCGGAAGATGCACGGCGCAGTTCGGCAACGGGACACAAATGCCGTTGCGATAAAGCATACGTCATGGAGATTCAGAACATGGACGGCACCAAGGCAACTGAGGATACCGTTCGTTCCGACCATGACAAAAACTTCGTCTACACTGTCGGTGCTACTGTGGAAGTTCCGGATTTCGACGATAACAGGTGGAGCGAATGCGCACCGGGTATTCATTTCTTCATCGATCGCAGGGCAGCGGTGGAGTACTAATGACGCACGGTTCTCTATTCAGCGGCATCGGCGGCTTCGACCTGGCGGCGGCGTGGGCCGGCTGGACGAACGTCTTCAACTGCGAGATCGACCCGTTCTGTCGGCGCGTATTGAAGTATCATTTTCCCGAATCGGAACAATAAATAATTAAAATACGAATTTGAATACCTCAAAATAAGTTAGCTATGAAAAACAATCAGGTAAAAATCACTTTTCAGGACAATGAGCAGAAGGCTGTCGTCCAGATTACCCAGAATGGGAATGAAGTCTCCGTCTCCACCAAATTCACGCTGGAACTCGATATGGCCGGCCCGACCGATACCCCTGCATTGAACTGGGCCGCCGTATTTCTGGAAGCCATTAAGAGATTGGGAGAGTAATATGAAAAAGATTATGTTCAACGACCGCTACGGCTTGACGCAGGCGGTCATCGAGGGGCGAAAGACCATGACGAGGCGGCTGGTTCCGTGGGCCCTGAAACCCAGAGATGAAAAACGTTACACCCGTCCGGTCGGCGAGCGGTTCGTGTATGAAGGCGAGAATGTAGAGGTTGTAGGGTATGATCCGAATAAAGAGGGATGTGCATGTCGGGATTGTGCGCGTTTTGGCAATTGCTCTTACAACGAGATGACAGGCAGCTGTCGTTGGTACAAACGAGAGGATGAGATGGATGTAATATTCCGGAAAGTAGAACAGGTGGTAACTGTTTGATATAAAAAGAGGCGATCCCGAAGAATCACCCCTCACCCAAGAACAAAGGTAGTAATTAATTCGGGATTTGCAATGAACCATTTTATCTCAATTCAGGCCGCAGCCGATGAGTACGGCATTTCGACACGTTGGATATGGAAATCGATTCGAGTGGATCGAACACTCGGAGCAGTCGTCCGCAACGGGCGGATCTATCTGCGCCGCATCGAGTGGGAGGCATTTGTCGAACGGCATCCCCGACTGATCGAAGAGTGGCATGATTTACATGCACACCTACAATACCGCTATATCGGGCAATGAAAAAGAGCGAAAAGTTGAAAGAATCGTCTCCCCGATAGGCGATCTTTGCATATATGGGCAAGCTCACGATCAAACAGGAAAAGTTTTGCAATAAGTACCTCGAATGCGGTAATGCGTCCGAGGCATATCGCTATGCTTACAGATGTTCGAACATGAGCGATAACACGGTATGGAATAATGCCTATCTGCTATTACAAAACAGTGAGGTTGCAGCGAGGATCGAATATCTGAAAACTCACCTTGCCGAGGCTGCGGGCATCTCGGCCTTGCAGATCATCCGCGAGCACCAGAAGATCGCCTTTTCGGATGCGACCCGCATTCGTAACGGCTGGATGTCGCTTAAAGAGTTCGAGTCGCTTACGGACGACGAGAAGGCATGTATAAAGTCGATCAATACCAAACAGGTCAAACGGATCGCTTCGAATGGCGATGAGATTGTCGAGGAGTTCGTGAAGATCGAGTGCTACGACAAGCAGAAGAGTCTCGACAGCATCATGAACATGTTGGGTTACGCAGCGCCGAAGGAGGTGAAACTATCCGGAAAGATAGAAAATCCTGCCGTCGCTCCCGTCGTCATTCAAATAGACGCGGAGGATGCGTTGTCGATCGAAAAAACACCGCCTGCCGATGCATCGTCTGCCTGACATCCGCACCTATCGGGGGAAAGTGTATCGTTACCTCATGTATCGGTACATGCAGTACAGGGAACGGGATGCGGTGTTGAAGATTTTTAATGAAGGGTCGAGCCGTTCGGGGAAGACCTACGATGCCTTCGATTTTCTGTACGACATCTGTACGCTCGCACTATCCCCGCTCAATATCTTCGTATATCGAAATACGTTGCAGGCCTGCAAGGAGATCACCCTTGCCGATTTCCGCAAGAAACTGACCCTGCGCGGCGTCTACGATCCCGATGCGATGCGCAGCGAGAATCAACATCCCGACTACTATATCAACAACTCCGTGATCCATTTCCGCGGATTGGACAGAATGGATAGCCGTGAAGGATACGATTGCGACATCATCTACATCAACGAGATGCTGGACGACATCTCGAAGCAGCAGTACAAAAATATCACGATGCGCTGCACGACGATGGTCATCGGCGACTGGAATCCCAAATATACCGAACATTGGGCCTTCGAACTGGAAGGGCAGCCGCACACCTATTTTACGCACACGACATACAAAGACAATCCGTTCTGCCCGCCTGGGGTCATACGAGAAATCGAATCCTATGAACCTACACCGGCGAACATTGCTGCGGGCACGGCCGACGAGTGGCGATGGAAAGTCTATGGATTGGGAATCCGTGCAGCGAAAGAGGGTCTTGTCTATCCGAATATCGACTGGATCGATGAATTTCCGTCCGACCTGGAAAGGGTCGTGTTCGGCCTTGACTTCGGATTTACGAACGATCCTACGGCGCTCGTCCGTCTGGGGCTTCGGGGGCTTGATCTATACATGAAGGAAGAGTTTTATGCACCCTGCTCCGATCCGGCCTTGCTCTACGATGCGATCGAGGGGGTGGTCGGGCGGATGCCCATATTCGCCGACTCGGCGGACAAATACGCTAAAAATCCCGAATCGATGGTCGACGGCCTGCTGCTGCGCGGGCTCAGCGTGGTGAAGGCGAAGAAATATGCCGGTTCCGTAACGGACGGAATTCACATGGTCAAATCGTTCCGCCTCCATATCGTCCGCAGCCGTAATTTCCAAACCGAGGCCAATTCCTATGTGTGGGATTCGGTGAACGGCATTACGATCAACCAGCCGATCGACAAATTCAATCACTTGTGGGATGCGGCCCGATACGCTGTAATGGAGTATCTCTATTGGGTCTGCAACCGCCGAAAATGAAAAAACAGCGAAAAGTTCGGAGAACCCTCTTTTATCGCCCTTACATTTGCTTCAAAGGCTATGTGCAATGAGATTCAGCTTGAAGTGGCGAAGTAAGAGTCAGGACTTGACGACGAAATCGGAGTGCGGAACTCCGACAGCGGAGGAACAGCGGTTCGTCTCTGTGCGCGATTTTCTCTCGGCAATGGGATTGGGCAGCGGTAGTACGATCAACTGCGACACCGTTGCCGGACAGACTATCGCTTACGCTCGGTGCAGCGCGTTGTTTTCGGTCGTGACCAAGAAATCCGCGGCAATTCGCAACGCCCGCTGGTGGGCTGTCGATCCGTCGGACGACGCTCGCCAGGTCGCAGGTCGCACGGAGGAACTGAACAGGTGGAAGCATCCGAATGACTTTCAAACGATCGAAGATTTCACGGCGATGATCGAAGCCTTCAAGGATATTTACGGAAAAGCCTATATTCTTCGCTGGGAGCCGGTCGGTGTGCCCACGGCCTACGAACTCTACGTGATTCCGAATCCGCTTGTTCAGGAGGTGACGACCTCCGAATTCACCGGTTTCCGGCCCGATCCGCAGATCGATTATTATATGGTTTCGATCAACGATTATCAAATTCGTGTCGATCGGGATCAGATGTTCGTCGTGCGGGATTCGGCCTATAATTCGAATATCTTCGGAGCATCGCAGTCGCGTCTGTCAGCCTTGCAGAACGCCGTCAATCCTTTCGTGTCGTCATTCGAGGCGCAGAACGAACTCATCATCAACAGAGGGGCATTGGGTATCATCTCGTTGAACAGCGAGGATTTCCGGACATCCGTGTTGCCGGAGAACAAGGAGGATCGGGAGCAGGCACAAGCGGCCCTGCGGCGATACGGCGTGATGAAGGGCCAATATAAGTACATCGTGACCGGATTGAAGGCTGCTTTCGTGCAGATTTCGGCCAACATGAAGGACATGAATCTCACGGAGGTGCAGCGCAATGCCAAGAAGGAGATCGCCGATGCCTATCAAGTACCGTATGTACTGATCGACACCGAAGGGACGACCTATGCGAATCTTACGGCGGCCGAGGTCAAATTGTACAACGATGCGATCAAACCGGATGCAGAGCGAATATCGGAGGTATTGAACGCGGCGCACGGGTTCGACGGATTCCGCATCGTTCCCTATTTCGATCACCTGTCGATCTTCCAGGAAGCGAAGCGGCTGTATGCCGATTCGCTGACGGCGGCCGTGACGGCTGCCAGCAACGCGATCGCCTCCGGTCTCATTACCGAGCAACAGGGGAAAAACATCATTGCAAACATTCTGGAATAATGGACAAACTACTGTATAAAAAAGTCATGAACCGCGGCGGGGCTTTCAAGCAAGCGCCGATATTGAAGGCCGATGTCGTGGACGAGGAGAAACACATCATTCTCGTGAAGTTCTGTTCGTTCGGAACGGTCGATTCGGACGGCGACATGCTGATGAAGGGCTGCATCAGCAAGAGTATTCAGGAGCGCGGGCCGGCTTCTGCGACAAACCGGAAGATACAATTCCTGTGGCAGCACGAGACGAAGAACCCGATCGGCCGCATCCTGTCGATCGAGGAGAAGGACGACGGCGGATACGCCACGGTGCAGCTCTCGGATTTCGATGCCGTGCCGGACGCTCGCCGCGCATGGGTGCAGATGCACGAAGGGGTGCTCAACCAGTTCTCGATAGGCTATCGGTATGTATGGGACAAATGCGATTACGATCCCGACCTCGACTGCCTGATCGTGAAGGAGATTATTCTGCACGAGATTTCGGTCGTCACCTTCGGCGCCAACGAGCACACGGAGTATATCGGCGACATGAAAGCCTTGGACGACATGGAACGATATGTCAAGGCATTACGGGAGACCGCGCCCGATGAATACGAAAAAGTACACAGCAGAATACTGTCGATGTTCAAAGCCGAGCCGGCCCGCGCGCCACTCACTTCACGCAGTTCGGTATTCGAAAAATTAGGTCAAATCAAAAACTGAAAAACATGGCATTCAAATTCAAGAAATTCGAACTGCCCGACAGCGGGGAGTTCTCGGATGTGGATCGCAAGGGCATGGAATTGCTCGGCAAGCACATCAACGACCAGCTCGAAATGCTGGCCGAGGGGATCAAATCGGAGGAAGAGATCGTCGAGTCGGTAAAATCGTCGCTCGGGAAACTGGGCGTGTCGGCCGAGAAGATCGAGGAGATCGAGAAGGCTCTCAAGGAGCAGGGGAGCGAGATCCGCCGTTCGATGAGCGGTAGCGCCGGAAAGGGCCGCACGATCCGCGAGCAGATCAAGGCGTTCCTTTCGGGCGACGAGGCGAAACGCGCTTTCGCGGAGAAACGCAATACGGCGCTCGAACTGGAGATCAAAGAGGATGCTACGACGATCACCGTGGCGGCCAATACCGCGGCGGTTGCAGCGCTCAACACCGAAGTAGACCGCACGATCCATTACGCGCCGAGCGAAGACACGCGCGTCGTAGAACGGTTGTTCAAGGGAGCTACCAACTCGCCCAATATCACTTGGGTGGATCGCGAGCCCGGCAACGGCGCTCCTGCATTCATCGCCGAGGGGGGCTTGAAGCCCGCTATGGACTGGTCGTATGTCCCTGAGACGTCGACGGCGAAGAAAGTGGCCGTATCGGCCAAAATCTCTTACGAGATGCGCGACGATTTCGACTATATGCAGTCGGAGATCGACAACATGCTGCGCACGTCGCTCGTTCAGGAACGCACGAAACAGCTGCTCACCGGTGACGGCACGGGCGTGAATCTCAAAGGCATCTTTACGGCTGCTGCTACCTATGCGACCACCGCGCTCGACGGGACGGTCGAAATGGCGAACAAGGCCGATGCGATCCGCGCAGCGATCCTCCAGATGCGGAACCTGAACTTCTATCCCGATGTGGTGATGCTCAATCCTTCGGATCGGGCCTCCATCGACCTGACGAAGGATTCGACGGGTCACTACATCTCGGACGAGCTGTTCCGGCTCATCCGCGGGGTGGAGATCGTGGAATCGACTTACGTCAAGGCCGGCGATTTCCTCGTTGCCGATACGAGCAAATGGAACGTTCGCCCGTACAAAGGCATTCGCATCGAATTCGGGTGGGTCGACGACGACTTCCAGAAGAATCTCTTCACGGTCATCTGCGAGGAGCGCTTGCACTCGTACTTCGCATCGGTCGATCAGGGGGCGTTCGTCAAAGGCACGTTCGCGACCATTATCGCCGCCTTGCAGAAACCGGCTGCCGAGCCTTCGGAGAAGGCAGCCTAAGTCAAACAAGTTAAACGAAAAAGAATATGGCAACGAAAGAAGAAAAGACCAATGTGGACTTCAACGATCGCGTGACGGTCTACGGAACCGGCGGCCCCGGCAATACGCTGGAGAAGGGCAAAGCCTATGAGGTGCATCCCGTACATGCCAAGACGCTCATCAAGTTGGGCCGCGCCACCGAGAAACGGTGAAGTAATTTCAGGACGCAGGGGTTTGATCGCCCCTGCGCCCGCTAAATACATTTTCCATGATTATCGACAATACCTATTTCGAAAAGGATCCGATCTACATCTCCGGCATCGCCAATCGGAAGGACGACAAGCCGACGGCGCTCGCTCAGGCACTCATCGATTCGGCGAACTCCTACATCGCCATTTACGAGCCGAGATTCCTCCGCAATCTGTTGGGTGAGGCACTGGCAGAGACGGCGGAGGAGAATCCGCAGATCGTTGCGCTGCTCAGAAACGAAGCGGTCAAGACCTCGCCCATTGCGAACTATGTCTATTTCTACTGGCTGCGCACGCATACTACGGTCGGCACACCGGCCGGCGAGAAGGTGCAGCGTGGGGAATATTCGGACGAAGCGAGTCCGCGCATCCGTGCCATAGAGGTTTGGAACGATATGGTGCGCCAATGCTGCGTCCTGCGGCCGAAGCTCGTCGAACTGGGGGCCGTGCCGGACTATTGTTCGGCAATTTTCGAACCCGCAAACTTATTCGGATTATGATCGTCAAATCGACCGATACCGTTCGGGACATCATCATCGGCAGGGCGGCATTGTTCAACCTCGAAAGCCGTCGGTTTGCAGAAGAGATCAAGAGACGGGCGGAACCGGAATGCTGCGTACTGCATCGGCGGTGGCTGCCGGACAGGCGTATTGCGGCCCGCGATCCGAAACACATGACGATGCGCGATCTGGCGGTGCTGAACGCGACGAACCGCTCCACCGATTACTTCGTCAACGTGTTGTCGCAAATGCTCGGCATCCCGAAAGAGAAGGTCGCGGATTTGCGGTTCATCCGTGCGTACCGCTACTTTCTGCACTGCATGGACACGCTCGCGGCCATCTCGAAGAGATTCGCCGATCTGAAAATCGAACCGACCGACGAGGAGCGGCAGGCGCAGATCGACCGCCCCGACCGAGGCATCGCCGCCGTGGTGCGCAAGTACGTGCAGATCATGAACGGCGCCGTATCGCCCGCGTCGGTCTACGGCATGGAGTGGAGCGTCGTCTACGAAGCCTTCGAGTCGACGACGAACGACGTGATCGAGCAGCGCAATCTCAGCAGGATACAAACCTCTAAAATCAAAAGAAGATGACCGACAACAAGGAATACGAGTACAGGGTCGTCGGGCAGACGCCGCCGGCCCGACGTATCGTGGGAGTGAAGATAAACTCGCTGAACGACCATATCGACAAGGCCGCCGGGGCGTGCGGCTTCGGTTCGTATATCTATGCCCGCCTTAAAGAGACGAACTACATCCTGGGGACGATCACGGAGTATCCGGTCGTCGTGCGGCAATTCTTCGAGACGATCACGCCGACGGATCTCGATGGCGTCTACAAGCGCGCCTCGAAGTTCCTCTTCTGCGGCGACCTCGGCGAAGCGGAACCCGATACCGCGACGCAGGTCATGCCGATCGTCGAGGAGATGATCGACCGCTCGGCGGAGTTTTTCGAGGCATTGCGGGATCGGGGAGTCGAGGTGCAGGTCACGAAGATCACCCCGTTCGCCGCCCGATTCGATCAGCTGGTCTGCGGAGTCGAATGCGAGGCGACGATGACCTATTCGACCTGCAACAATGGATAGGATCGACAAGATACTGCGCTATTTCGATCCGCAGCGATTCATCGAGGTGTGCGAAGCGCGGTTCGATACGCTGCGCACGCAGGTCGTGGCGAATCTGCAAACGAAGACGGGCAGCAGCGGAAAGCGGGTCAACAGCCTCGGCGTGCCGGAGTGGGCCACGGGCGCGACGGCGGCATCGCTCCAAACGCAGGTCGAACAGAACGACGACGGTTTCGAAGTGGCGTTCGTCGGCCGGCAGGGGATCGCCGGCGTCGACGAGGGACGTTCTGCGGGCGATGTACAGGCGCAATACGCCTCCTTCGATGCCTTTCTCCTTGCGATCGAACGATGGGCGCAGGCCAAAGAGGGGCTCTACGGCATCGAGGAGATCGACGCCTACGCCGTGGCGGCGAACGTATGGAGCAAGGGCACGGTGCTCTACCGCGAGGGCGGCGGTACGGAGATTCTGTTCGACCTGTTGCAGCCGGCCGTGGACGACATCGACCGGAAACTCTCCGAGCAGCTCGGCCGCAGCGTGTTTACGATGTTGAATGAAACAAATCAGTGATTATGCCTAAATATAGATTAACACCCGCCATTTCGCTGGCGAGAAACTACAATACGGTCGGAGTCAGCGAAGCGCCGACATACGATGCGGCCGTTGTCAAAGTCGGCGGCTATACGTTGGTGCGTTCGATCATCAACGGTTCGGCCGTATTCCCGATGGACGATCTGTTCGAAATCATCGCACAGGACGGGAATGCGCAAACGACGATCAGTCTCGAAGTAGACGGGCAGGCGATCGCCTCGTCGCCGCTCTATCTGCTCAAAGGGGCGTCGGCGCGCGCGATGACGAACAATGCGCAGGCCGATACCCCGATCAGCTGGCCCCAGCCGTCGAAGATCGTGGTCTTTCCGGCGTTCGATTACAGCGAGCAGATTCTCGTCAACTCCTATACGGGCGCCATGCAGGACTTCGCTTTCACCGATGCCGACAGCGGCCGGCGGGAGGTCTATTCGCGTGTCGATCCCGTGTTCTCCCTTCCGATGACCTTCTTCCGCGAATTCGGAGGCGGCGAGCGGCAGTTGATCGTCTCGACGGGCGGCACGACCGGCGCCGTGAAGAGCGCGCGTCTGACGGTCGTGGTGAATCCTTGCGACAGCGGATCGTTCGTGCGCTGGCGCGATGCAACGGGATTGATGCGTTACTTTCTCTGGCATCCGACCGAGCGCGTCGACGACGTATCCGAAGACGAGACCTTCGAAACGCTCTCCGAGAAACTGACACCCGAACGCCACCGCACGATCACGGCGACCACGACCCATACGCTCCATAGCGGACTGGTCGACCGTGAACTGTTCGACCTGTGCGCATCGATTCTCTCCGGACGGGAGGTGCAGCTGTACGACGCCCGGCGGAAGGTGTGGATCGACGCCTATGTCGAAGACGGCGACATCTCGCGGACGAATGCCTGCATGCAGGACTGCGTGGTAGAACTTTCGATAAAGCACTTGACGCTATGACGAAGGAACTCTACATAAACGGTCAGTTGTGCGATCTGGAAGATACTCCGTCGCTGATCTTCCAGTCGCCGGTCTTCAACGATCTCGACGTGATCCAGAGCAACCGCAGCGCGGAGATCAATCTGCCACTGACGCCCCGCAACCGCAAGGCCTTCGGTCTGATCGACCGCATCGACATCTTGGACGATTCGGCGGCATACAGGAAGCATTCGGCAGCGTACTACCTCGGCGGATTCCCGATCTTCACGCGGGGGTATGCGATGGTTACGGACGTAACCGACACGATCAACATCACACTCGTGTGGGGCAACATCGACAACTTCCAGCCGTTGTTCGACGCTTCGCTGCGCGATCTGCGCGAGCAGATCATCGAGGTGGCAGGAGCGGATTATGTCGAGTGGAATGAGAATACAAAATATGTAGATCCAGATGAAACGACATTGGCAGGATTTATCCAGATTGATTTCGGGGCAGGGCATAATATCAATTATTCGCATCCGTCCGTACAAGTATCCGCGATCTTGGATGCCATACAGAAATATCACGGTATCACGATAGAGAATATAACCCGTTTGAGCCAAACCAGCGACAAACATCCGATGATCGTTCCGCTCGTGTCGAAAAACTCGGGGCCCGATAGTTGGTATTCGGATCGGTTCGAGGCAAGTTCCGCGCATTATGGTAATTCCGGTTCCAGTAATACCGCGTTAAAATTTAGAGAAATAGTATCCGACAAGCGGTCCATTTTGACAGACCAGAATTATGCGATCGATGTCTCGTCCACCAAGACTATTGATGTATCCATCATTAGCTATTCATCCGCCGTCTTTTTCCCCGGTATGCGGGCAGCGTCGGCATCGCCGACGTTAAAACTTAGAGGAGACTCGGGAAATGGGACATCGGAAGTGTTACTATCGGTGGAAGGTATCGACACGGGGTCCGGGATTCGTTTCGGCGTGAAACCCGATCTATTTAATAATGTCGAGGTAAATGTCGAAGACTACGATACAGTTCGATGGATTCTAAGTAACGCCGTCACAATTGACGCAACGACAAGTGATGAGTTTACAGTTGCAGCGAAATTTATTATCACGCCCCATTTCGACGACATCCAATTCCCCTCTCCGTTTCCGATAGCCGAGAACCTGCCGGATATGACGCACGCGGAGTTCCTGTCGGCATTGATGACAATGGCCGGACTTTTCGCCTATCCGGACAGTTCGGATAGCAATACGATCCGCATGATGTCGCCCGATCAGTTCTATAATTCGACGGAGACGATCGACTACGACTACCGCATCGTCGGCTCGGGAGACAACCGGACGCCGAACACGCAGACCGACAGACGAATCGTCGACAGTCATCTCGACGCAACGATTCAGGATTGGAGCCGCAAAGTGATTCTGAACGATCGGGGCGAAATCTGGCGGCCGGAGGGGACGGAGTTCACGATGGGGGATTATGCCCAGACCAACACGCTCGACTACGACAACGACGAGGATGCCGAGATGTTGAACACGCAGGGTATCATCTCCATCGACAACGAGAACATCGAGCGGGAGAATGAATTGGTATCGTTGGATTTCTCGGCTTCGGCCAATAGAGCAGGTTGGAATACGGATCACTCCGATTGGCCATTCGCTTTTGTGCCTTGCTATGAGGAACAGACAGTCAACGGAGCAAAGGAGGTAAATTACTCTGCTCCTTCTGCCCGTATTCTTGCCGATGTGAATACGACGATTGAAGACGGAAACGGTACGGTAGGTCGTTACAGGCACGGCCTATTCCCCCGCACGATGTATTTCGGCGGGTCGGAGGGTATCGTGGCGAAACGGTATGCAGACTACCAGCGGATCCTGAAAAAGTTCCGCATGATTACGGTCTACGTCAAACTGAGCGTGGCCGACATCTGCAATCTCGACTATACGCGGCGGGTTTACCTCGACGTGTACGGATGCTATTTCGCCATCTACTCCGTCACGACCGGTGAGGACGGTATATGCGAGTGCAAATTGATTAAACTGTAAAAAATAGAATAGCAATGATTAAAATACCGATAAGAGTAATCACGATGCCTACTATGAGATCGCCGGATCCATCTTTTTCTTTAAAAGGAAGGTTTATATTCTCATTTTCATCTGATTTCAGAAAATGTTCCGTAAGTCGCCGTACATCGTTCGTCATTCCCCAGAGTTTGAAGAAAAGAACGATTTGCAGAATGCCGAATATCAGCATTACGATTCCGATGATTGCATAGATGTCAGCCATGATGATTTGAGATTTGGTTGAGAACAAAGATACGCAAAAACAAGAAACTGTAAAATTATGGCTACACAAGATTCGATCGATAAGATTATTAATATTCGCTTCAATTATAAGGAACTCGTTCAGGGTTGGGTAAAAGCCAACGAAGCGATTGAAGACAATAAGAAGATTTTGGCCGACCTCAAAAAAGAGTACGAGACCGGCCAGATTTCGCTGTCCGATTATAAAAAGGCACAATTAGAATTGAAGTCTACCACAAAAGCCTTGACGGATGAACAAAGACAGTATGAAAAAGAGATTCAAAATAACATTAAGGTCGAAAAAGAGCTTGACGGGTCTTTGAATCAACTACGCGCGAATCTGAACGGCCTTATTGCGCAGTATGGAAGGTTATCAGCCGCCGAACGCGAAAGCGCCAGCGGGAAAGCGTTGGTAGATCATATCAAAGCGCAGCGTGACGCCGTTAAAGAGGCGGAGGCCGCAATCGGCGATTATCGTTCGAATGTCGGCAATTATGAGAATGCCATTCAGAACACGCTTCCTGTTGGAAACAATTTCTTGCTACAACTTGCGCAAACGGCTCAAAATGCGGGAGGCATTACGAATGTCATTAAGGGTGCAGCAGGTGCCATTGGGTCTCTTGTTAAACAGATGGCGGCATTCATTGCTACACCTATCGGAGCTGCTATTGCTGCTATCTATGCCAGCTATCAGGCGCTATCGTTTTCCATTCGGGAAGTAAATGCCCGTATTCAGGAGAACGAGGAACTGTTTTACAAAAATCAGAAGGCGATGTCCGCAGCCGATGCGTGGAATGCGGCCTACACCAATTCGATTGACAGGATGGGCGAAGCGACGGTAGAAACGACATCGAAATTAAAACTTTTCTGGACGCAGTTAAAAATCCTTGCGAAAGATATAATGCACTCGGGGTTTATAGGTGGTTTTATTAGCTTCTGGGGGCAAGGTGTTGAAGCCGATAAATTACAGAAAACATTCAACGAGTTAGCCGCTAAACAGGAAGAACGAAACACCAAATACAGGGAAGGCGTCGTAAGGATTGCAGAACTCGAAGCGGAAATAGCGGATGCGCGACTGAAATCGAACGATAAATTGAAAAACTCGGATGCGGAACGTGCAAAATATGCACAGGAAGCAATAGACAAGACGCGGGAAATGTTCAGAATCAAAAAGGACATCGCCCAGTTGGATCTCGAGATCGCGAAATTAAGTGCCGAACCGACTAAGAATTCAGTTGGGACAAACGACAAACTTGCAGAAATGGAAGCGGGGTTAAAACGGCTAGATGCTCAGGAAAAATCCGCTCTGCGGGAATTGCAAGAACGTCTGAATGAAACCGATGCAAAAGCAACCCAAACTGCCAAAACCCGCGCCAAATCCATCAAGGAAGCGAAAGATGCGGCCCTCAAAGCGGAGAAGGATTATTTCCAACTCGTCCAGCAGATGCGTACCAAGACGAAAGAGAGCGAGTTAAAAAGCATTTCGGAGCAAAACTCGGTTGCGAAAAAATCGGCAGAAAAGCGAATCGGCGAGATCGACATCCTGCTGAAAACCGCCGAAGGAGAGCAGGCGGCGTGGCTCCTTCAAGAGAAAGAGACGCTGAACAAACGGATATTGGCTCTGGACGAAAAGTATCAGAAAGACCGAATATCCGTCGAGGCAAAATACAGCGAGGAGGCGTTGCGCAAGGAGTTGGCGCGTGAGGAGGCGCGCATCAGGGCCCGCCTCGGTATGGATGCCCAGATGGACGCCCTGGCTCGTGCGCAAGTCAAGAACGAGAACTATTCCGACCTGAAAAGCGAGGATAATGGGAAACGTCTCTCCGCGCAGCGGGCGATCGCGCAGGAGGAGCTTCGCATCGCTATGGATAAATACCAGGCACTGCTGAGTATGGACGAATCAACGAAAGAATCTCTGTATGATTCGGATGTTGCATACCAGACGGCCGTTCTCAATGGTGAAATGGCGGTTCAGGATGCGAAATTGGAGACGGCAAGAATTACCAAAGAGCAGGCCGAATATCAGCTAAACACCACATTGACGGCGATGTCGACGATCAGCGGTGCGGCAGCCAATCTGTTCAATACGCTGGCCGAAGATAATGCGGAGTTTGCCGAGTTCGCAAAACTGCTGGCGCTGTTCAATATCGGTGTCAATACGGCGTTGGCGATCTCCGAAGCGATTGCAGGCAATGCCGCGCGGCCGATCAAAATGGCGGCTGCGATTGCGGCTGTCCTTTCCGCTATTGCGCAGGCGTACCAAGTTTTGAACCAAGCCGAGAAACCGGCTACGCCGAAATTTGCCCGCGGCGGTCTTGTGACCGGCCCCGGCACGGGTACGAGCGACAGCATCCCTGCGCGGCTGTCCAACGGCGAGGCCGTGATGACGGCCCGTGCGGTCGTGGATTGGGGGCCGGTGCTCTCGATGATGAATGTGTCGAGCGGCGGCAACGCCATTCCGACGCGGCATCTTCCGGAGAAGAGTTCGGGGATGCGTCAGATGGAACAGATGTTCGAGCGCGTGATGCGCCGACTTCCGAACCCTGTCGTGACGGTCAGGGATATAAACAACGGTCAGCGGCGGGTCAAGGTGCAGGATGAGACGGCGCGCTACGCCGGACGCAAAAGGTAAAAAAACAGCGAAAAGTTCGGAGGAACCCTTCCTGCGTATCCTATATTTGCTTCAAACACGAATTAACCCTTTTATAATAAATTAAAAAAAACAATGGCAGAATGTATCAATGATCTGGCAGGCGATATCCTGCAAGATTGCAACACGGTCTATGGGGTGGGCGTCGAGAAGATTGCCTATCTTATCAAGAAGTCCGATCTGGACGAATCGGCGACGACCTACACCAAACCGAAGATCACCAAAATCGCACTCAAATCCGGCAAGAGGGCCTATCGGTTCTCGATTCCCTCCAAAACGCCCTACAACGGGCTGATCTACGAGGATCAGAACGCCGAAATCGGCATCGCCATCAACAAGACGCTGCCGCTGCGTATGCTGGCCGACAGCCCCGCGAACTCGCAGAACATCGAGGCGTTCAAGAACGAGGACTGGGTCGCTATCTACGAGAACAAGGCGAAGGGTGCGGACGGCAGCCAGGCGTTCTGTGTGATCGGCTACGAACAGGGCGCATCGATGCAGAACGTGACGCTCGACAAGTACGGCGACGGCTACAACGGAGGTTGGGGCGGCGACCTGATCGAGCAGAACGCACCGACGCCGCAGATCTTCTTCAACGCCGGCGGTATCGACGCTTCTCGCGCCGCGCTGGAAGCATTGTGTACTCCGGCCGAATAGGGGGTATGCAACCGTTGGACTGGTACATGGAGAGGTGCGCATCGGGCACCTCTCTGTGCATGGAAGAGAAGAAGCGGATCGAATCGGATTATCGGGAAGTGTTCGGGCGTCCGATGCTTTCCGATTTCAGCGGCCGGTGTCCCAACCGCTTCCGTGATGCGGCCGCGATGATCGCCTCCTATTTGCAGAAGGAGCAGAAAGGCGCAAACGGCGGTTACATGCTCAAATCCGGCATCGTGATCCGCTATCGCGGAAAACTCTACACACACTTGAATCTGACGGCCGCAGCGGCTCGGCATCATCTCAGACAACATCCGTCCAACGTACACGATTTCCTGCGTCTGGGCGATCTACCCAAAACCGAATGACACTATGGCAAATTATAAGATCAAAGACTTACAGCAAGCTCAGACCCTGAACGGTGCGGTTGCGTTAGAGATTCAGGACGGGGATAGCACATCCACCTTCGCCACGCTCGACCAGATCGCCGAGTTTCTGGGGAACACAACCCCTGTGGTGTTGTTGACCAAAGCCGGCCCCATAGACGACAGCTATCTGCCCGATATGTCTGCCTCTGAAATCGCGGCAGCATACGATCGGATCGTTGCGGATCCGATTCACACGGTACCTGTTGTCAGGATTCCCGATAACGGAGGACAATACCTCGTACCGTCAGGATATGGAGTGCATGCCGATACGAAGGCCGTCATCGGATATTATGCATCGCAGACATACGTGCTCCCGTCCAGTCTTACGTTGACATCGGAAACATTTACCTTATCGAGACTGCCGTATACGGCATCATCGATGGAGTGGGCCGATCTGCTCAATAACACGGCCCTTCCCTCCGGTTATCTTGGCATCGATAGCGACAGTACGAGCGAAGAGATCAGTGCGGCCGTCGGGGGTGTAGACGCATTCAGCAAGTTATGCTCGAAGTTGCTCAGGCGAAACTGTATCGTCGTTGTGTCGACCGATCCCGCTGCGGCGAACAGGAGTGCATCTATTCCTGTGATAGTAGATGTAAATAGGAGTGTTGGTCTGCCACTGAAAATAACACTCGAAATCGAATATATATCTTCGGGGGAATACATTGCATTGACCATTACAGAGTCAGGAGGCACCTTTTCGGCGATGCGTACCTCTGTGTCCGTATCGGATATTCCCGATGCACTCGCCGGCAAAGCCGACCTCGACCCCACGACGGGCTTCGTCGAGTCGTCGCAGATAGCCCCTTTGCAGGGGCGTCAGACGGGCGTAAATACCTCGGATGGATATTTTTCGTCAGACGCTCCGGCATTGTTGTTCGAAGGGGATCGGACACATGAAATGTGTTTCACGACAGGAGATGACGTAACTACGGATCAAAGGCTATTTACGACTGCAAGGGGCTCCCAAAGCAACGTTCAACTGTTCGTCTCTAATGGATCGATGTATGCGTACATAGGGTCACAGTTAATGAATGCGGGTCGGGTGTCTCCTGAAACATCATACCATGTGCTACTGTCGGTGGATGTTGCGAATACAACGGGGAAAGTATATGTAAATGGAGTCCTGACAAATCAGACATCTGTTTTTCCCAATTATCAAAATGCGAATGTGTATATCGTCGGCCGGCTTACCTCGGCTTACATTTTCAAAGGAATTGTCCGTTTTCATCGCATCTTCAACTACGCCCTTACGGCCTCGGAGGTCGTCACGCTGTGGAACGGCGGCGAACCCGAACGGTATATGCTGCCTCTGTCGGGTGAGATGCGCACCGGACTTGTCGCCGAATACATCGCCGCAGGTTTGTTGGCAGACAAGTGGCGCGACACGTCGGGCGCGGGCCTCGATCTGCCGTATGTTCCGACCGCAACGGGCGGCACGGCAGAACTGTCGTATCAAAGTGTCCCGAATCAAGGCGAAATAGTCATAGACAGCGGTATATTCTTTACCGATATTGCCGAAGGAACAGCCAATAAACGGATCGACGTACCGAGAGGATATGTGGCTCTGGCCGTGGCCGTTTATAATTACAATGCGTCTGCATTGACAAATGTCATCGTGCAAAACTGGACGGATGAACGGGCGTTCATATACGGCGCGACGGTCTATAACGCACGAGCCGTGTATTCAGTCTCTGCCGCCGGTAACAAATCCGTATATAATGGGACAGGTATTACGATAGACCCTACTGTCCAATATCTTAAAGTTATGGCGACAGGAAATACGACGTCCGGAGGTATGCGAGTAAGAGTAATATGTAAATATTTAGGGGTATGAGAAAGAAGATCGATTTCCCGCCTTATAGCGAGGCGGAAGCGATGCAAATCGTGGAGGACGGCAGCGTCCTGTGCAACCTGTACGGGGGAAAGATTACCGATGAACGGGGATTGGAAAAATGGAACTACACAGATTCCGGCATTCTGTTTCCGCCCGATTCGGAAATTCTGTCGCTGACAGACGACGAACGCCGGCAGATAGAAGAGGAGTACAACCGAAACGAGATGACCCTCGCCGAGCTCGAAGCCGAGCGGATGGCGCAGCGCGAAGAGGTGGAATCACTGCATGTACACGACGCCTAACCTTTGAAATCGCTATGGAATATCTCCCCGCAATCATCAGTGCCCTCGGGACTATTATCGCTGCGTGGTTCGCCTATAACCAGTACAGCAAAAACAAGCTGACCGACCTGAAAATCGAGAAGTTCAAAAAGGACGAAGAGACGAAAAGCATCCGTCGGGCCGACAATTCGTCTATCGTGTACGGTGAGTTGTGGAGCGTCCTGCACGAGCTGGATGCCGATCGGGTCTATATCGTACAGCCGCATCCGCTCGGCAACGAAAGCCTGCTGTCCGTCTATTACGAGGTCAAGCGCAAAGGGGTGGAACCGATGAAACCGCACATGCAGGGCCTTCCGATTTCGGAGGTGCCGAAGTTCAGCAGCGATCTGGTGAAGAACCTCTTCCTCTACATCACGGACATCGACGAGCAGGTGAACGACAAATATGCGAAGTCCATCCTTTCGAGTTACGGATGTCGGGCGGCCATCATCAAACGGCTCAACGACAACCGCCACGACTGGATAGGCAGCATCTTCTGCGAGTTCACCCGCCCGCTGTCCGTATCGGAGGAGAATGCGCGGGAGATCATGCACACGGCGGCCATGAACATCCAATACCTGCTGCCCGAGTATCGATAACGTATAAATCGCTTCAACCTTAATACTGTAAAAGCCATGAAAAAGCAAGTCAAAATCGCGCTCTGCATGTCGGCCGCCGTCATTGCGCTGGTCGTTCTGTTCAACCTCCTGCCGAGCGGCATCCGCACCACGGCGACGCTCTGCGCAGGATTCGGGGCGGCCGCAGGAGCCGCCGCAGGCTGGCGGGCAAAGATGTGGTATGACCGAATGAAAGGATAGGTATGGCAACGTATTTCACCCTTTCCGAATTGCTGCGTTCCGATACGGCCGCAGCGCGCAGCATCGACAACGCGCCGTCGCACGACGTCATTCGCCGGCTCAATGCGCTGATGGACGAATGCCTCGATCCCGTGCGCGAACTTTGGGGCAAGCCGATCGGCGTGAACAGCGGCTACCGATCGCCGGCGCTCAACGCAGCCGTCGGCGGAGCTGCGGCAAGCCAGCACATGAAGGGCGAAGCGGCCGACATCACCACCGGCAGCGTCGCGGATAATCTGCGGCTGTTCGAACGCATCGCAGCCAGCGCGATCCCCTTCGACCAGCTCATCGACGAGAATCGGGGCCGCTGGATCCATATTTCATACCGTGCCGACGGGAAGAACCGAAGGCAGGTGTTGCATCTGTGAGACGACTGCTCGCATACTTGTTGGCCGTGCTCATCGTCGGTTCACTGTTTTTCGGCTGGGGCTACCGCCGCGGGGCGGCTTCCGTCGAAATGCGCGACAGCACCGTTACCCGATGGGTGCCGTGGCCGGTTCCCGTGTACGACACCATTCGGGAATCTTATCCGGTCGCGGTGCGCGAACCGGCCGATACGGTGTGGAAATACATGAGTGTAGATACAGCCGCAATCATCGCCGACTATCTGCTCGAACGGGATTACCGGCTGGATTTCTCCGCCGATTCGACCGGAACATTCCTTGTTGATGCGACCGTAGGAGAAAACCGGCTGTTGCGGGCTTCGGCCGTAGTAAAGCCGGTTTTCCGTGAGATTACGGTTACAAAACTGCATACTGAGGTGCGGCCGCCGCGCTGGGAAATGGGGCTCGCCCTCGGAATCGATCCATACAACCAGTGGGCGGGCATCTACGGACGCTATACGAGAGGCCGATGGAGCGGTGAGGTCATAGTAGGGTATGATCCGATCCGGGAAAAACAATATGTCGGCACGAAAATAGGATGGGCCGTGTTCCGATAACTCGTTGCCGGAATTATTTCCCGATTCCGCTCCAATCGAAAAGATTCATTACGGCTTTGTTGGCGTCGAAAATGACACGCCAGTTTTTCACGAGGTAAATATCGGTGACTTTCATGGATGTGTCAACGTGATTCAACGCTTCATGAATCACGTATTTGTCCAGTCCGGCTCCGCCCTCCTCTCGGGGAGTCCGCGCTATGGTTGCCCAGGAGTGCCGCGCAGCGTAGAACGTCAGGCCATCGACGCCTATCGCCTCGCCGACATCTTTCAGGCCTTTGTTGATCGCTTTGTTGAATGACACGCGATCTTTGTAGCGGAGGTAGAAGTGAAGCAGCCGTTTCCCCGTCTTATCCGAATAGCGAGCGATCAAAGGGCTGACGCACGGCTCTATCCGAACGTGCATTTCTGCACGGTCCGTGCGGCGGGATGCGGTTTTTTGCCGGAAATACACGATTTCGTCCTTCCTGGCCGGCGGGCAGGTCAGCAGATCGGCGCTGTTCATCCCCATCAGTGCGAACGACAGGAGGAAGCAATCCCGCGCCATCCGAGCGCGTTCGTTGGCGAGTGGCGGCAAGTCGATTATCTGCTGTATCGACTCCGCGGAGATGGCTCGTTTGGCCGTCGGCGCGGGTGTTTCGAGGCGCAAGTTTCTGAAAGGGTTGCCCAGAATATTCATTTGTCCGAGTTCTTCATCGTTGAACTCTTCCTTCGCGCGGTTATAGATGGTTTTGATGCGCGAAATATACAGAGACAGTGCCCTGTTGCCCTTGTTTTTGGTTGCAGTTTCACCTTTCTGCTTTCGGTTGGCGCCTCGTTGCGAAGGCTCCGATTCGATGAATTGCACGAATCCTTTGATGAACGGTGCCGTGATCTCGCCGATGTCGAGCGTATCGCGGCCAATGTATCGTCTCAGCGCGTTGAGGGCTGTCATGTAAATCGATGCCGTACCGGAATTCATCCGCGCCGCTTCCTGCCTCATATACGCTATGAAATCGAGCCGGAATCGCTCTCCGCCTTTCAATCCTGATTTGATGCGTGCGACGAGTTCGTCGATCTCCATTTCCTCGACGGCGTATCCCATGTCGTTGCAGAGGTCGATGCAATCTTCGACCAGTTCGCGGCATTTGCGGCTGAGTTTTTCATCCTTGATTTTCAATCCCCGCGTCAGATCATCGGGCAGTGCATAGAGCGTCGTGCTTATCCAGCGGCTTTTTCGGTGGTGGGTTATGCGCAGCTTGATATTGTAAGTACCGTCTGCGCGTCGCTGGTGGGCAAAGATACAGGTTCGGAAGGTCGCCATAGCTGAACAACATTAGAACAACAATTGCAGACAAATATATACAGAAAGTGTCAAAAGTAAGCGATTTTGATGTGTAAATATTTGTTGTAAAGAAACCGATAAGACGACAAAAACCGCCTCTCAATACTTTGAGAGGCGGTTTTTTCTTTCGTGATTCCGTTGGGATTCGAACCCAAGACCCACAGCTTAGAAGGCTGTTGCTCTATCCAACTGAGCTACGGAACCGTCCGTCCGTATCGGATGCAGTACGTTTTGCGGCACAAAAGTAATATAAATACACAGACTTTCCAAACCCATCCGACGGAGAATCGCGGCGGCGGGGTGTGGTAATGGGAGGGCGGATCGCGACGGCGCGAAGCGGCGTCTGCCGCAGTGCAGGTCGGGACGTCTGCCGGAACGGGCC